AACAAATTACCGCCAGTGACATTGCCTGTGACATTGAGTGTGGTGCCCACTGTGGCAGCGTTGCCTATGGCAAATGTACCGTTGCTGCCCAGTGCTCGTGCGACATTATGAACAGTTCCGCTGACATTGGCACGTAAGATCAAATTGCCGCTGCTCACAGCAGCAGTGATCAAACCATCATTGGTGCTTTGGCTGATGTTGACCACATTGCTGGTACCAATAAAGATACCATTGGCATTGTTGACCTGCAGTCGGCCAGTGGTGGCAGTGTTGGCAGTGGCTCGCATGAAGTCTGAACTGTCCAAGTTATCCAACAATGCTGCATTGGTGGTAGTGCCAGCAAACACAGCACTGCTGACCGAGGCACTGAGAGTGATGCCGGGATAGATAATGGGGAAAGCCGCAAGCAATGCAGCCTCTGGAACAAATTGAGCGCCGTCATACACAATGCCCACTCGCGTGTTGTTGACATACAGGCTGGTGATATAACGTGTGGCGCCAACGTTGTTTAGAATTGTTTGAGGAATTGCGCCTGATTCACCTTGTGCGCTGGTGTATCCAGGACCTACAACCAAAAATGCTGCACCAGTATAAACTTTTAATTGCTGGTTGGTGGTGTCATACCACAAGTCGCCTGTGACGTTGCTGCTGGGTTGGCTAGCCGAACTTGTGGCTGCTGAAATTGTTTTGAAAATTGTGCCGTTGTAAACTTTGAGCAAGTTGTTGGTTTTGTCCCACCACAATTGTCCTGTGAGTGGCGACGCGGGTGCTGTGGTGTTTGATCCATTTTCCAGCAAGTGAACAAAGTTTTCGTCTAAAAATTCACCGTAGCCAGCGTAGTTTTTGCCCACCAAGGTCATTGAACTTGCGGTGTTGATTGTACCATCAGTGATGGTGGCAAAAACTGTGCCGTCGGTTAGATTGATTGTATATGCCATGTCAGTTGTTCCTAGTAGCCATATTTATACAGCATTTATGTTGCTCAGCGTCTGTATACGCAGGGTGTAATCAATTTGAATCTGACGATTCAAACTCTTTTGTACAGGGTGGAAAATGACATGGGTGATCAAGCGCAGATCATTCACAGAGCCATTCCAGGTTTTTAATCCAAGTTCATCAAATACAAATTCACCACTGAAATTGGTGGAATTGTCAAATGCTTGTTGTTCTGGTGGTTCTCCATAATCCAGCAAGCAGGTAACAAGAATATCGCTGTATACATTGCCGCTGGTGTGCAACGCAGTCATTTTGTTGTTTTCTGGATCTGTATCAGCCGCTGAGTTGTCATCCACAACTTTGGCATAGGTTTCGTTGTACAAGTCCGCATTCTGACCTGTGGTGTTTGGGGGCAAATACGTGATGACACCAGTGGGATCTACACTACTACCACCATTGCCAAATGCCATTTGATAGATATAACCAATGTTGCGATCGCTCAAGGTTTGTGCCATGGCCAAACTGATGTTTTCATAGTGAATTGCGTTCTTTTTATCCACCAGCACTTCACCAGTGTTGGGATCATGTATCTTGACAAATCCTTCAATTTTGCACAGTCCGGGCTGGATAATCATGCTCTGCCCTCCACATAGGTTTTTTGGGTTTTTGGGTCAAAAATTCTCACGTGTGCTTGCACACTGATGGTGCCAGTTTCGTTGGGACGCCGCGGTTGCGAAGCAGTTTTTGGGGCTTCGGTTGACTGTTTTGATGCTGGGTTTGACATGGTCTTTTATTTATCCGTGTTATCTGTCACACAAAAACCTTGCGGCGATTGTGTCAGTTTCTTGCAGTGCTACACCATCGCTGGGGGTACCAACACCGGGTGCATACCAAGTCACGCCACGACGTTGTAGGATGGTGACTTCGCTGCCAGCAGCCGGCGCAGGCCCATCAAATTCAATGGCCAATGGTCCAAAATCAGTGACAAAATATCTGTATTGTGACTCTGCAGCAGTTTGATTCACATTGTACTGACGTGTTCCGCCCACATAAACTTCAATACTTTCCACATAAATGGTACTGCTGTCACCAAAATCACTGACATCAATGTTGGGTGCATAGAACACTGTGGTAGTTCCATCGCCCATGCTAGAATCTTTGATCACATAGTCTTGATAACTTTGATTCAACAAATTACCACGACCAATATCATACACTGCGTCACCTGCATTGTGAGCGGCTGCACCTGTGCCGGCGGTGCCTCTTTGCAGTCCTGACACAGTGTTGGCCACAATGTCACGATTTCTATACATGATGCGTTCACCACCAATGGTGATCACTCCAAAATATCCTGCTGGCAAGTCAGGCTCGGTCAAGGCACTGGCATCAACCACATAGATAGTGTCAGCAGTGGCTGACAAGTTTTGTGCCAAGGCAGTGGTGGTAGCAGTGGTCATTCTATAAGTGGCTTGAATACCACGCATGTCTTGGAATATACGGAATGCTGCTGCTTCAGGCACAATGCTATTGGTAAATTCTGTGACCACTAATTGTTGTCCAGTACCAATTACTCCGCTGGCCAAAATCAAATACTGTCCGTCAATGGTGTAATCACTGCCTTCAAAAATTCTTAGTCCATCCAATGTTACCCACAATCGGTTACCATTGATGTCGTTGCGCAACAAGTCAAAATCATTGATATTGTTTGTTACGCCAGTTTCTGCATCAAACTCTCCAGGCAATGGCTGTAACGGATCGTTCAGGGTGGGACTGTCGTAGTCAGTGGTGTCATAGGGTTCTGTTATGGTCAATCCAGTTTGCACTGGGCCTTGAAAGGTCAGTGTTGCGATGTTTTGTTGTGTGGTGTCATTCCAAGTGATAACTTCTACAACATCATTGAGATTCAAAGGTGACACAATTTGTAATTCAGCCGAAAATGTTGGACCTGATGCATTGTAATCAAACAAACATTCAGCCAAGGTTGACACAGCAATCAATATCACATCTCCACTCTGCGGATTGTTTTCAAACACAACTTGTCGTCCAGGAGTGTTTGAGCCGTCCCAGTTTGTGACACTGTACACTCCGTCTTCAGCACCAAATGATTGTTTTTGCACAACACCATTCACATAAACTTGTATGTCATTCACAGCATCAATGCTGCTTTGCAAGAAACTGGCGCCCATGCGTTGTGGCAACCCAAAACTGTTGGTTGTGCCGTCACCAATCCACTCTATACATGTTGGACCAGTGAGTCTAATGCCATTTACATTGACCACCATGTTGGCAGGGTTTGTTCCTGTGGGTGCCTGTTGCAGTGTTACTGCACCGTTGGTTTGAATAAATCCGTCCACCACAAATGTTTCAACCACTGGAGTGCTCCAAGACTGATAATCAGTGGGGGTGAATTTGGCAGTGAGTTCACCAGTCCATGTGGCTTGATCGTCAATCAGCGACACTTCAGTGACTCCATCTTGTGTTATGGTAATGGCATTGATTGAATCATCAACAATGGTCAAAATTTCGTATTCAACATTGGTTTCGACACCGCCCAAACTGTATCCTGAAAAAGTCACAGTCTGTCCCACACTCAATGATGTCAATGACCCCAGCAACACAATGGCATTGTCAGATTGTTGAGTATCTGTGACTGGAACGCTTGTGGCATCGCCCAGCACCACGATTGCTATGCCGTCATTGGCGGTGAATGAATCATTGATGAAAATTCTAGTGCGTTGAGTTGGCACAAAAGGCAACCAATACGCAGTGTCGGTCAACACTATGCCTGGTGGTACTGCTTGTATGGCACGATAGTATGCGCCTCGGGGTTGGCCAGTCATTGTGCCAGATGCAGTGGTCAACACATCGGGTGTGATAGCACCGGCAATGGAACTGATTGCAAACTGTGTGCCACTGATGATGTTTTGCACATAGTATGTTTGTCCAATAACAATTCCGCCAAAGCCAGTGCCAGCAAACACCACGGGTTGTCCCACGGTCAACGCACTAGTGTCATTGCAAGTTACCAGGTTGGATGTACCATTGGTGCTGGTCACAGTGATTTCATTGTTGTTGTACACAATGTCAAGACTTTGATATTCTAAATCAATATCATATGGGATGCTGTCGGTGTAAGGTTCTAAATCAACCGCATTGCTGACCAAGTCGCCATTGATAAACACTGCGGCCTCAACCAACTGGGCATAATTCACCGGCACTATCACTGCTGTTGAGGCAATTTCAGCACCTGTATAATTTGCTCGATACAGTTGACTGCCGCCACCGATTTCATACACATCAATGTTGACAATGTCATCAGAGACCACATTGGCCAGTATTGTAATAGTCTGATCTGTCCAGTTCACAGTGTAGTCAATGTCTTGATTTAACACCAGTCCAGTGGTCAAGTTTGATACGATAACTTTGAATGGGTAATCAACAATGTTGGCCCAACTAAAGGTGCTGGTGATCACAGGATCATATTCATAGCGTCGAGTTCCAATTTGGAACCCATGGCCGTTGAAAGTCCAGTCAGATCCTGGGCGTGTGTACACACGCAGGTCCATGGTGTCATATTCTGCACCATTGACCAGTTCTTCAGGAGCATGTCCCTCGTAGGGCCCAACAAACTCGCCACCGTTGACGTTTATGTCTGAGAAACGTTCACCAAGATATATGTCTGCAAATTCACTTTGATAGTCGGCATCCAATGTTTGCGTTCCGGTAAAGTAATCACCCCAGACCTGTACACCAGGATAATCTATGCCATCTACCAGCAATGGTAATTCCAATCCTGGTTGGTTTACGCCTGGAACATACAAGCCCATGGTACGGTCAACACCGGTAAGACCGGTGGGATAGGCCACGCCAGGGTATGTGTAAGTTGCTGGATCAACTTCAGTCCAATTTTCTAGATCAAATGTGGGTCCAACCACAGCACTGCTGTCTGCGGGATTGGCTGACCATACTCGATCAAGGTAGCGCACCAGGGTGCCTGATTCATATGTGCCGCTGCTGCTCCAAGTCTGCACTGTTGTTTGATACTGAAACCGGTCATAGCGTATCACAGTTCGGAACTGACGCACAACGTCGTTGGTCATTCTTGGATATGCAGTGGCGCCGGTACCAGTACCACCGCCGCCTTCAAATGTGACAGTAGGTGTTGATCTGTACCCCAAGCCAGGATTGGTCACATTGATAAATGCAACTTGACCTTGACTGTTCAATATTGCTGTGGCGGTTGCTGTTTCTGTAGGTGCAGGATCATTGGGATTGGCTGTGATGATCACTGATGGAGGTTCTGTGTATCCAGATCCTCCTGCAATCAATGCAACGCTGTCCAGGGTCAACAAATAGTTGTTGTACCATTGGTTGTATGGAAAACTGCTCCACACAGTTGAATCAGCAGGCACATCACTGAGGTTGTTGGTTTGTGAGTTAAATGCTGTGCCATGATCATAGGGCAACAGTATAGGGCTGGTAAATTGTGGTATATCTGTACTGGTATCGTAGTATGCTGGCAGATCAAAGTCGGTCATGTCACCTAACCACTCATTGAATCCACTGTAGCGAAGATTGAATTCTCTAATCTGCACATGGTATGGTTTGACTTCTTGGATGTAGTCCAACACAAATTCTTGATTGTCTCTCACGTAATTTTGGAAGGGCAACAGCGCACGTATTCTGTGCTCAACATCAATCAAAGAAGTTTTGATCAACCATTCTGGTGCAGCAAATTCGCTGAGAACAAAGTCAAACATCAAGGTCAATGCACGATTGCGTTCAATCAACAAATCATCAATGAACAATTCTTCATTGATGGCTTGAATAATTTTGCGTGTTTCAATCACAGGTTCTTGATCAAAATACTGTGCATCAAACACTTCAACGTCAAAGCCAAATCTCCCCAGTGCATAGTCCCATAGTTCTGCTGAGAATTCAATGGTACCATCCTGCAGACCTACTCGATCCCATCCAGTGAGGGTGCGTAGGTAAATTTCCCATTTGCCTTGCCCATTGGCAGTGACTCTAACACTGCTGCCGACCGCGACGTCCAGTGTGATCAGTGCGGTGTAGTTGACCACTTCAGCAATGACTTTAGAACTGGTATTATACCCGGGCAAGTACCAATTGATGTAATTCCAGTATTGACGTGTGTCATAATTTTGCACACGCTCTAGTTGTAATTCTCTTATGACTCCAGCGGAGGTTGTGGTCTCCACTACTTGATAAATGGTCCACAGTCCACGATTTCTAGAGTCAGATGCAACCAGATACTTGTAGCCCAAGGCAACTTCGTTGATTTTTTGAAATCCCAGAATTTCCAGGTCAACAACTCGTTTGTTCCAATTCACAGTCGAAACTCCATTGACTGTGGTAATTGCGCTGGGTTCAGGATCAGCACTGTTTAACAATACAAATGTTCTGTTTTCAGAAATAGGAAATTGTGCCAGCACTGTGTTGGCACGTTCAAGATAATTTTTCAGTGCAGCAAATCTGTTGACAAACATGCTTTGTCGCGGACGAAATTGCACACCATAACGTTGTGCTGGTCCAAGATTCACGTCTGGCACAAGATTGCCAGCAGTGTCAACTCCACAGAAACTGTCTTGCAATTTGCGATACAATCCGTTGCTGAGCCAAGCATCTGCACGGCCTTGTGCAATCAATTCGTATTCTACGTGTACGTTGTCATTTGTAAATTCTCGGTCAAACTCAATACTGATTATGGTGTCTTCAGCATCAATGTAATCTGCTGCATTGTACAAGGCAATGGTACTGGCGTTGATAGGAGCAATGTAAGTGATGCCTGATGCTCTGGGATTTTCAATATAATTGGCCACTGTGCTCACTGGCAGTGTTTTGCCTTTTTGTGTGGCGGTGCTGGTTATTCCTCTTACCCAGAAATAGTATTCAGTATTGAAAATTCCTTGAGGATTTAAAACAGTATTAATTACATAACTCAATGTGGTCAGTGGTATGCCTGGTCCTGTGTAAGCAGCAGGAGGCACAGTGCTGACTATCCATTGGTACACATCCACGGTGCTTCCTGGGAACACTTGCCCCCAACGACGACTTGCATACACCAAATCATCTTGATTGGGATCAATAAATCTCACTGTGCTGGTATCCCACCAAACTTCTCCTACATGACCAGCACCCCAGGTGGTTCCACGAATGTTTGTAGGCCCTATGTTGTAACTGGCTGGATCTATTGCGCCTATGTAGTCAATGTTTTGACGTGCTGCTCCAAGAATTTTGCCTTGCAGTGGATTGAAGAAATCATAGTACTGAGTAACTGCTGAAGTGACTTGATCATAACTGTACACTGAGTTCAACAGTCTAACATCTACAACTGGTTGTTGCACTCGCAACACTGTCCAAGCAGGCACACGATCAGGATTGACACTGACAAACACTCGACCATAGTTGGCTACCAGTGTGCTGTCTCCAAGTTCATTGCCAGGAGCACCAGTAAACAACACGCCATCAGTGTAGTTTACCGCAGTGCCATACTGATCATAACTTGCCACATCAGGGTTATCAATCTGTTGTCCAAACACAAATTTGTCTGGGTTGGTCACACTGCCGTTGGCACTGTTCAACAAATCGTATGTGTACACTGCACCACTTTGTATAATCTGGTCAAAGAAGTCCGTGGCACCTTCGTCAAAGTCCGTGGTGTCTAGATCAAATACTGTGATCAAATACAGTGTGCCACGCGGTGCACCCACCACTAGATTCACAGCCGAATCGTCAATGCTGACACTGGTACCAAAGCCAGCAAAGTCCACAGGGTAAGGACTCACAATGGTTTGAGTAAATCTATAAGTGGTGAAATCAATGTCATAAAACGCTGTGCCAACACTGCCAGGCAGCACAGAAAGTTTGGCACCCACAGGTGCTGCTGCGGAATTTTTTACAGCAATGGTCAAATGGCCATCAGCATCCACAGATGCTGTTACATTGGGCACATCGATGTTGATCTGTGCTGCCAGAGCACGATAATCCACTGATGCTACGACAGTGGTTGTTTCAACCACACGCCAGTAAGATGTGTTGGTCAGGGCCGTGGCAGCCGGCACACTCTGCAGACTGACATATATGGTTGTGATGGGAGTCACAGTAGAGTACACCACAGTGTTGACCGGATAGGACGTGATGCTGCTCCAGGCACTGGGTACTGTCACGTCTTGATTGTTCACACGCAGAGTGTCGCCACTGTTTAACGCACCCAAGGGATTGCCGCACTGTGTGATTCCATAAGCAAGACTTTGATTGACCAGTCGTTCAACTGCTCCAGATTTGAATTGCTGCACACTGCTGTTGGGTGCGCCCACATACAGACTGCAATTGTAACTGCACAAGTCGGTGGCATAGCCATAGTTTGAGAACTCTTCAACTGTGTTTTGATTTATGATTTGTACCAATTGGAATTCATTGGTTTCAATTTCAATGATGTCCCCCACTGTCAAATTGGCATTGCTAATGGTTATGGTGTTGCCATTCACTGTGAATGCATTGTCTGCATCAGGTTCTGCGTTGGCTTCGTTGACAAAAAACGTGCCATTGACCAGCACACTGACTGGTTCTGCAACAGCACCCAACACCGTGAACTGCACTGTAGACCCGTCTGTGCCATAGATGAATCTTTGTACATTTCTGTCATACACATACACTGAACCTGCTTGTGCATCGCTGGTCACAGTGCGGTTGGGCGCCCCTATCAGAATTTGACGTCCGTCAGTGCTGGTACTGACTGTGTGACCAAATCTGTCACCAGCCACACTGGCTGCATCGGTAATGGTGCCTGCATACTGAAAATACCCTTCAGCACGTATCAAAATAGTGGAACCCGCAGCCGGCGAGTTTACAAAATTGATGTCATTGCCCAGTGTGCTGTCTCCGCTGAAGGTGTAGTCAATTTCAGGACGTTGTAACACATCGTCGACCAGTACTGAGAAACTGTAGATATTTTGTACTGTATACAAGTATTCATTCAATGAAAACTGTGTGGTCAATGTGGGCGGAGTATAACTTGGTGTTCCATTTATGGCTGTGATTACTCCGGCTGTGTCAGTCACAGTGAATGTGATGTCATTGGCCGGACTGGCGCCGCCACCAAAACTTGCAGCTGGAATGGTTATGGTATTGCCAGTGGTGTATCCGGTGCCACCATCAACTATGAACACTTGAACTGTTCCACGCAGTCGGGTAACGTCAAACATGGCATCTGATCCAGTGCCGCCAGTGCCCGGCAAGGCACGATAAATTTCATAGTCCAATATCTTTCGACTGGTTCTAAAAATTTCCACGGCATCACCCGCAGCAGGTGCTGTGACAAATCTCACTGTGGTCAGCCCGTCAACCACGGTGTAATCTGTGTTTAAAATTTGTTCATCGCCGGCCACACTGACAGTGAGTTGTGTGTCAGCGTCAATTTGAATTATGCCACCAATGTAATAATCAATAGTATCGCCTGTGCCTAGAACTTGCAAGATTTGTCGTGACCAGTCTACTCGACCGTAAGCATACACTGCGTTGGCGCCGGGCGCACCTACATACAACCAACGTTCGTCTTGACTCACGGCCACACTGTGTCCAAATTCTTCAGCGGCAAACAATGAGCCAGGTGTGGTCAACAACTGCCATTGTCCATAAGGAATGTTTCCTGGTGCGGCCAATTGTGGATCGCGGTATATGACCACGGCATACCCGTTGTCTGGAGTGCCAAGCCCACCAGCACCAAGACTGCCAGGAGCACCTGCTGCTGCCCAGGTTTGATTGCCAAAGTCCACAGAGGCACCGTATTCGCGAGCCGCCGATTGGCCACTGACAGGATCAGTCACTGCTAGACTTAGCACAGCATCGTTGGGTGCCAAAGCAGATATTGGAGTGTATACATTGCTGTCACTTCTCACATACACATACACACCACCGCGACGTGGCAGTGAATTCAGCGAGTAAGCAGTCCAGTAGGCAGTATTGTAAATGCTAATGCCTTGTGGCACAGGTGCAGGAGTACCACCAACATTGGCAATAAAAAATTCAGTTTGATATGGATCAGGCACAAACACAATGGCATCACCTGCATAGGCATTGGCAATGTTCCACTCTGTGGCGCCTGCAGGGAAACGATATCTTGGGCTGCCCACCAAGGCAGCATATCTGTTTTGAGCCTGTGCAACTGCTGAACCGTATTGCTCGCCTTCGTCAACTTCCACAGGACTAAGGTTTAGCAGTTCTGAAAATACTTCTTGTTTTTGCAGCACTGACCATAATCCAGCACCGTTGTCATCCACCCAGACTTGGGCACCTGGTTGAATGGCATTGGCATAAGGCAGACTCAGCACGTCACTGGCCTGTGCCACACGTTGTGTTTCTAGTGTGAAGCCAAGGCCTGTGCCATTTACAATGGTGCGACTGCCGGAAAAACTGAATGCAACTAGCACTGTGTCAAGACTGGGCACTGACAACACAGTGTACACACCGTTGACTTCAGGGTCAAAGAATCTTATGATCAATTTGTCATTGACAACCAGTCCGTGCTGTTCGCTGAATATCACACGACTGGTTCCGTCAAGATTGTCGCACACATGAGCAATTGTGCCTGGCACTGATTGACTGCGATAAATGGCCCAGTCATAGGCGTTTATTTTGGCCACCCAGATGTTGGTACCAACACCAATGTTGTCAATGTTGGCGTCTAGGCTATCAGTGTTGTTGATATCAAATACTGTGATGTCAACGTCGTTCAAATTCACATAACCTGCTGTGGGCAATGCAGTGTCTGTGGGTATTTCTGTGGTCACTGGCAAAATGTCAGGTGATGTGATTTTGTAACTCTCACGCCAGATGTCTGACACCAAGATGGTTTGATCAGCCACACTGCTTTGTTGAGGCTCGATGATTTGTACCAGGCTGGGGTTGGAATCCAACAACGCACGATTCAACTGTAGTTGGAAATAACTGCGATTGGCATTGGCACCGTACACAGCACGTTGCACAGCCCAGTTTTCATAGATGTCATAGTCGGCAGATTCTTTGCCCAGGTTGGCCTGCGAGAACAATTCAGCACTGAGTATGGTGCCTTTGCTGCCAAGAAACTGTCGGTACACATTGAGTTGGCTGACATCATCCAGGTTCAAACTGGCCATGTACTGGCGTGGACGGAAACCAATCAGGCCATAACTTAACAGGTCGTTGTCACTTTCAAGATTGGCCGTGTTGATGTTGTAACTGTTTTGCAATTGATCGGCCTTGTTGGCCAAGTTGGGCAACAATCCCAGTTCAATCTGAGTGTAGTCACTGACCAACCAGTTGTTGGCATTGAACACTGCTGTGGGCTGCACAATGGCAGCGGCTGACCAGTAGCCACCTTTGTACCGCACAATTTCGCCCTTGGTGTAGGTGCTGTAAGGATTCCATTCTTGAACATTGTCTTGGTTGAGAATAAAACCCTGTGCATCAACATTGCCGTTCCACTCAGTGGTATTGGCAGCAATCAGGGTCAATCTACTTTGACGAGCACCGGTAATGGGTTGATAAATCAAATCACCAAACACACTGGCATTGTTCAACACAATCATGTGTTCGTACGATGTGTATTTGAGATCAATGTAACTCAGTGTTTGATCTGTGGCTGGCTCCACAGTAAACGTGTTGTCCAGGCGTGTGATGATGAGATTGCGTGTGGGCAGTTCAGTGCGATTTTGATCCAACAATATGTTTTCATTGGTTTGTGCTGCTATGCTGTCAACCACGGCCTGTGGTCGAGATATCTGCAGTCTAAATGCCAAAGGATTGAGGTTGATCAAGGCATTGTTATCCCAGCCCTGTTGACTCCAATACAAAAACTCAGTGACCATTTGCCCCCAGTTCAAGATGTAGCCATTGTCAAGATCGTCAAACACCAGCCCTTGTTTTTCCAAATACTTGCCATAACTTAACAAAAACGTGCTCACAGCAGTTTCGTTGGCAAATATAAATCCATATGGTACTTGTTCTACCACATCAGTGTAGAACGTGGGCACTTGCACCGTGGCGCCAGCCACTGAATAAGTTTGTAATTGGCCCACATACTGACCCTGCAACACATTGAAATAGGGCTGTGAAGTACTGTATCCAAACACAGCGTATCCGCCTGTGACTTTTTGTACCACCACAGATGAATAACTGGCACGATCAAATGGTTGGTTTTTGTACAGCACCAAGTCATAACTTTCATCAGGAATCAACAGAGTGGTGTTGGTGCTGTTGGGGCTGCTTTTCTCTGTGTAAATTTTGATATACTGTTTGTCTGAAAAACTGGCCATTCTGTAACACAGGCGTACATCAAGAAAATCAAGGTCAGCCGTTAGTTGGTCAGTGCTGTTGAGTCCACTTTGACGATTGTAGTCCACGATCCAGTTGATGTAACTGGCTTTGCTGACACCGTTGCCGTAGACTTCAATGTCTCTGGCATTCAATCTATATCTATTGTTGTACAGGTACTGGTTGAATTCTGAGTTGAACCGGTACAGGTCCCTGTCGGCAAACAGTGCAAAAAACTTGGCTGGACGAGTCAAGGCCAACAGTCGCATGGCCGAGAAAGGATAGGCACTGCTGTTCCACCATGATGCTTCAACTGGGCCACCGTCGCCCAGTGCCCAACTCTTGCGGAATGTTTGATTGCTATAGGTTCCCACCACTGCGTCAAAAGGACTCAACAGCGCACCCTCGTCACTGGTGGGAATGACTGCAGTCAATCCTGGTCTTGCATAAGCAGGCGCATAGTGTGGATCCAAAGGATCGGCCACAAAGCCAGCAGCCAAGTCGTCCCACAACACCAAGTTGTCTTGAGTGTATGGTCCTGCACCATACACAGTGTCCCACCAGTCAGGTTTGATGGTCAGCCCCAGCATTTCCCAAGGTGTGAGTTCAGGCTGCTGCGTGTCATAGTAGTAACGATAAATGCCGCGCCAGGCACCTGGCAATACAGCGTTGTCTAGTCGACTTTGACTACCACTGTAGTTCCATGAAAATTCATTGCTGGCCGAATAGTCTTGTGCTTTGTAATCCAGTTTGTTCCAGGCCACATAACTTAAAAAGTCAGTGGCTAGGACGTTGTTGATGTCAGTTTCACTGTAACCAGTTGATCTAAACTGTCCTGGTATGACATCGCTGAGTTCGATGGGCACAGGATTTCCATCCAGTTTCAAGTTGTTGAATATTCTGGTTTCAAACTCCAACAACACATCATCTCTGATGTCGTCAAAGGTTGGGGTAATGCTGCCGTCGTGACCAACAATCACAGACTGTGTGCCTGAACTGGTTTTTTGCACCACAATCTCTGGACGCCATGCCGGATACAGTCCCAGTTTGGTGGGTGTGTTGGGCACAAAACTGCCGTATGTTTCGGCGTATTCCTGCAGCAACAACACATCGCCCAGGGCCAGATCAACCAATACTGTAATTCGTGGACCATCAGTGGCCACCACATAGTCTTGATCACGAGTGAGAATAACATCGTTCAAGTACACATTCATGCCAAGATAATTGGCTGATGTATAGTTGTAAACTTGTATGGTATCAAATGTGTTGGTGGTGGTATTAGACACTGTGTATGTTGTGGTCTGATACACTGCACCCGAAGCAATCATGTCACTCCAGTAGAACGGTTGTGTTTCTACTCGTCCCAGGGTTATGGTTTGTATTGCAGCATCCAACACGTCACTGACAGTGTCTGTGGGTTGAACCACGGAATTGACCACGGCATTGAGCATTTGTCCTTTGAACTTCAAATATTCATTGCTGTTGTACTGTAGGCTGGCAAAGATGTTGTACTGTTCACTGCGCAAAAAATATCCAGCCAAGGTCAGTGGTGCGCTTTGTTGCAGTATGGTTTCGCCATAGGGCACGATGTTGCCTAGGTCTCTGCTGTTGTTGGCGCCTGAAATTGGTCCCAACAACTGGGACAAATTCTCACAAATACTTTCATACTGTGTGCGAATGGTACCCAGAGTAAAACTTGGACTGTTGCCATTCAAGGGATTGTTTTGCAAGTTGATGGGCACTTGATAAAATCCCACTGAACTGGTTTGATCACTCAGCACCAGTACTTCAATTACGTCAGTGGGCAAATAAGTTTCATTCAATGTTATGGTTGTGCTGTTGGTGCTCACAACATAACTGTATTGATTTGATTTGAGAAACTGTGCTCCCACGTAAACTTTGACTGGTGGCAGCACAGTGGTAGTACCAGCGGCCACATCAAGTTTCAGTGTCTGCCCAGTGTATGCAAATTTAAATTGCTGATATTGCTGACTGGTGGCAGCGGCAGTTTGCCAGCCAATGAGTTTGACAAAAGCAGTGCGAGAGGCATACTCTCTTGCAGCACCTGAACTAATATCCAATGTGGTTGATACATTGTCTCTCACATACAAGAATGTGTCTTTGTACAAGTTGTTTTCAAACACAATGTCACCAACGTTGTTGATGTTTAGATACTGCAATGGAAATTGCAACACAGGATCCAATATGGTGGTATCCCCCAATGCATAACTGAACAGTTTGCTGCCCACAAATGTGCTTGAGGGGTACGTGACTCTGTTGCCAAAACTGATGCCATTTAAATCATACACATTGAACAATGGCGCTTGTTGTATGGCCGTTTTTTGTTGTGCTTCAGTCCAAGAAACCCCGTCATACCAAAAAGTCACTCCAGGATAGGTGTTGCCCGCCAAACACACAGTTGATTGATCAACTAGCACATCGCCATCTTCGGCCAGCACTAGATGTATGATAGGCTGTGCAATCAAAGGAGGCACAGTGTCGGGAGTAATGAATTGTACTGTGTAAATTTTATTGCGTACATTTGGATCTTCGTCAGAGGCAAAAATCACTCTGCTGCCATCAACCAAGGTGTATCCATCTGCAGTGTATCCTGTGCTGCCTTCGATATTGCTGAAAGCATCAGTTTCTGAGAAATCAATGATCTCTACCGGCTGTTTGCCTTCGGTACCCATGTTGTACAATCTGATGTCAGGTCTAAAACTGATGATAGGGCGTTTGGCTCGATAGTTGTTGTCCAGCACAGCCACAACATTGTTGTAATCTGCTGTGGCCAACAATACATCTACATGGAACCAGCGATTGCTACGAGTCCAAGGGTTCAAATCTTTGCTGGCCCGATCAATAGTGAGATAGTCTGGTTGATTGGGTTCTGATGCAATGGTGCTGTCATTTGCATCTTCCACATAACTTTCAGGTGTGATAAAATTTCTAACTGGTAGCAACTCAATTGCAGTACCCACTCCAGCCACATAGTATTCATTGTTGCTGATGGCTGTGGCTGTGTTTTGATATGCATCTGTTGTCAAAATCACAGCAGCGCCGTCGGCCACTGTGCTTATAGAAAATTGAATGCCATTGGCTGCTATACTTTTGATGTAGTAAATCTGTCCTTCAATCACACCATTGCCAGTGACTGGGAATATAATTTGCTCACCTTCGTACAGTCCTGCTGTGGTCTCACAGGTAAAGTAATTGCTGCCAGCAGTGGTACTAATACAAACCACTGACGTGGTACCTGATCCATAACTGGCAGGAACAACGTCACCAGTGAATCTGACCTTGAGTCCGTTGGTGAATGTCACACCATTGGGTGACGTATAATTGGGTTGTCCCAGTATTTGATCAATAAATGTTGTGCTGGACTCAACAGGATCCAACAACAAGATGCGTCCAAAAATTTCTGGATCAGTGCCATCCTGGTAATACAATGTGTCAAACGTTGCAGTCAACAAGGGAATTTGTTGAAAATATCCTGCTGCAATTTTGTACCAACTGGTATTACTGTAAGTTACACCATAACTGATAGTAAATTTTTCATTGACACCAACTGTGGCAACACTGACCAGATTGATATAGTCAATGCCACCCACTGTGTTGATCACAATTTGATAAACATTGGTGTCGTTGTCATCGTTGACAAATACCAACGTTCTGGTGCTCAAGTATGTGATACCATCAATGCCACCATAAGTGGCAATGAATGTGTCCAAGGGTTGATTGTTGATTTGACTGTATTCTAGAGTGGTCAGCAAATCAATTGGTCCTACATCAGACAAATTGTAGTAAAATTGTTGTGCAGTTTTGAGTGGTGCATTGAATGAAACAATGCCAAGATCGTCACCGTTGTTGGTCACACCAAACACATCTCGGTTGCCGATGTTGGGTGTGGCAGGGACTACTCCTGCCACTCCTGGTGAGGTTTGTATCCAAAATCCAGAGCCTGTTCCTGGGGTACCATCCACAATCTCAAGCACACCTTGAAGGTTGATCTGATTTTCACTGACATAGTACAAGGTATCTGGTGCATCTTGAGGCACTGTGAATGTTACTAAACCAAAACTGCTGCCATTGCGTGTGACGCCAGAGTTATAAGCATTGCCTTTGCCCAGAGTCTGTGCAGTTTTGATCCAAAAAGGATACACACCGTTGAGTGTGACGTTGAACACATAAGTGTTGCCCCGTACCAGAGTCAAAGTAGGATTGGGCTGTTGATCTATAAGATACGAAGAGGTGCTGTTGTTTGACACCCGATAGTTCACTGTCTCTGTGGCATTTTGAGCCACTTGGAATGTGTAACTGCCACCGCGCACCAGGTTGATGGTGGGATTGTCTCCTGACACACCTGAAAAAGTATAAACACCATTGGCTCTTGTGACCACAAAGTTGGCCGAAGTAGGCACACCGGCAGCGGCAACATCCACTGTTTGAGGGCCTTCGGGTACCCAAAAGTATTGACTGAAGTTTACAAAACTGTCATAGTCAATAAAAGGATCCCAGGTATAGTATTCACTGTTGTACAGTTGATCTGGTCTATTTTGATCTCCGCCTTGGAATCCAATGGCATCATTAATGCCCGGATAAGTTATGACATTTTTGATGTTGTCTGTGTCAGGTTCTAGACTGACAATGCCAGGCTCCAACTGATAATCTTGACGTGTTTTGTCCGGTTCAACCACATAAGCATCATTGGGGTTGACCCCTGGTCCTACTGTACGACCAATAAATCCCTGTGTCTTTTTGAACTTGGGCTCCTGAACCATCTGATCCAGCGTGGCCGCCAAGAATTGTTTGTTGACTGGGGTTTGAAATATCTGTGGAAGAAAATCAACTGATCTTGTACGTGCCATTAATAACCTCCACCGCCGCCACCGCCGCTGCCACCGCCACCATTGCCTGAACCACCACTGCTTGTGATGCCACTGGCAGCAGCAATGCTGGCGCCCACACCACTGCCAGGAGCACTGCGTAGATTGGTGCTGGTCAATGCTTCAATTACATCTATGTTGTCAATGGTTGCTCCATTGGCAAAAATTTCATTGGGCTGACTGCGAATTTCATACAGATCACCAAAACTCTTTTGCTGATCTAGTGGCACCAACACCACAGAACTAATGATAGATCCCAATTGACTGTGCAAATACGCTGCCAGTTCTGAGAAGTAAAAAGTGTCACCAAAGTTCCATTTGTCTATGCTGAAATACGCATTCATTTCTGCCAACACAGCACTTTTGATTTCACTGGTACTGGCTGTTGAATTCTGCGCACGTATGACCTTGATAGTGGCTCGCAACGCTTGTGCTGCCTTGGGTCCAAACAAAGGCTTGAATACCACTGAATTGATCACTATGTTGTCTGAAATCATTTTGTAGTCTTGCAAGTTTTGATATTCAGTGGTGAGTTCATCAATGGTGGGCATGTCTGGTTCAATCACAGTGCCTGTGGTGTCACGCAACCAGTTTTGATAGGCAGTGTAATAACTCAGTGTGACCACATACAAGTCAATGATGTTGGTAGTGCCCGGGTCAATTCTGTTGGTAAGTGGACTGTTGTGACGGTACTGAAAATACAAACCTTGTCTGCCAGTTCTGGCTATCCATCCTGATACCGCCACAATGGTACGCACTCCTGTGACTGAAATGCTGAGTTGATAAAAGGCATCTTCTTCATAGGCGTAAAACACTTGTCCGGGAGTCCATTCAGTTTTGGCCAACTCAATTTCATCCAAGGTACCGTAATCATAGATCACCCGACCTTGTTCAACCAACAAATAGCGTTGCAGGTTGTCAAAATCCACTGTTAGTTGCAAGAACACATAGGGTCCTGCTATGGTAGCAGCACCTACAACTTCATCAAAAAAGTCAGGGTTGTCAGGTACACCGTCATTGTCTGCGTCACGATAACTGACCAAGACCTGGAAGTCGTCTACATAGCCGTCGCTTTCAACAGGTTGTCCAATGATCGTGGTATAGATGTCACCAGGCAAGGATTCTGTTGAGTTGGGCTGTGTGTTCACTGCCAAGATGTTGACAAAATCTTTGATGATGGTACCTGTGCGACTGTCGTAAACCAGTTGATCATCATAGAAGAAGAAACGTGTTTGTAGCACTGAACCAAAGTTGTAGGCCAGACCACGGAATGTGATTGTGTAGTTTTGATTTTGAACCACAAATGATATCATCCAAGATGAGTCTAGTCCAGGTGCATTTTGATCAGCATACTGTTGACTCCAGGCTGCTATTGTGGTTCCATTGCTTTCATACACCTTGAGATTGGTGCTGGTTATGATGTACCAGGTGTAAGGTGTGCCGGTGATGTCACCATTGCTGTCATAGCCCAGACCAAAATTGCGATTCAACAAGATCTGTTCGGTCATGGCCTGTTCCACAGAGTTGGGCAAGTCTGTCACAAACAGTGGAATAATTGTGTCTACAATGGCGCCAGTGGGCACAAAGTTGTTGATTGTCACAGGGCCTGCACCTGAACTCAAGTTGCCCAGGCCACCGTTGTAACCATCGCCAATGATGGCTTGTGGGCTAGCCCAAATCTCCACACGTTCATCTGCGCGAGTGGCTGTGCCTTGCACCAGTCTGTTGTTGCGATCAAAGTAATAACCCGTGGGTGGCACAAATTTGATCAATGCTCCTGGAATCACATACTTGAACATTGTTGTAGTACTGTCGCCCACAGGGATAGGAGTGCCATTAGGCCAGACAGCACTGGTTGTGGTGTTTCTAAAATAGCCAGTGGTTTCATTGGCCATGGTGGTGCTTTGATTCCAGGTGTACCCCGCCAACCATGTCACACTGACTGGCACTGTGGTACTGGTCACTCTGGGAAAGTTTTCGTAGTAAAACTGTTTCACAGTGGGCCCAATCAAGGCAGGTTGCACTTGATTGGTTATGACATCAGCAATGTCGTTGCGATTGTTCCAAGAAAACAATATGGTAGGCAAGATGTTTTGACGCCACAACGCACCATCGCTGGAAAAAGTGTTGGTTGATGAATATTTGCCTGTGTTGTCCACAAGGTCAAGGTAACGACTGGTACCAATTGACGCACGATTCAGGGCCTTTGACTTGATGATCGAGTTGTATTGTGTGTAAGGAAACAGGTTGTAGTCTTCACCATTGACCATGCGGTTCTGTGTGTAGTAACGAGCAGGAGCACGTTGTTTGATTTCAGCAATGGGCTCACGTGCCTGACTGTTGCTCACAGGACGAGTGATGCCGCAGGTAAATGTAATGGTTTGCAGGTTACCGTTGCGATCAGTGTAGGTAATGGGCAACACCACATTTTGCATTTCCTCAGGATTGATGATGTATTGCAGGCCATTTGATGCACGTACATACGCACGGAACAAGCCCACAGGAATTTCACTAAACACACCATCACCAAATACCATGGTGATTTGATCATTGGCTCTGGAAGTCACACTGTAGATAGGCTGCAACACATTGTCGCGTTGTGCTGCCGCGGTATAAACATTGTCCACATACTGCCACTCACGACTCACTGTGCCCACATTGTCTAATTGAAACAACCAACGGTCTGTGTTGTTGACTCCTTCAATGTTGATGTCTACAGTGCGGTTGGCAATGCGTTCAGCCAGGTTGAAGTCTTGATTCTGCAGCACACCTTGTTTGAACAAGAAAAAATAACCTGTGTTGGCTGATTGAAATCCCAGTTGGTCGTTTCTAAACAGCACATTGAACACTGTGTTGGGTTGTGGTGCTGGTTCATACACAAAGTCTCGGCCCACTGAAGTGCTGGTGGTGGCTTCAAACGGCATGTTTACACCGTCCACGGTGGCGGTGTAAGGAATCACAGGCAAAAATCCTGGCACCAGGTTGATGGCATATTCGTCAGTTCTCACACCCAAGATGGTTTGCCGATTGCCCGGGCGACCTACTTTTTGGCTGTCTACCAGAGCAGCATTGATGATGGCAGTGAACTGTTCTTGCCAGTCCACATTGGTGGGGTCGGCCCAGTTGACGGTGACATTGCTGAGGTTGACACCATTGTAGTCCACAACATTTTCAGTGGTTGTGACATTGAACACTTTGAGATAACCTTCGGCTGCGGTGTTGCGCTTGGCGGTGTAACTCACAAGATTTGCAAGGCGTACCACTGAGTCTCTGCGTTCAGCAGTGTCTATGTAGTTTTCACGGGTGTTTAAGTCTGTGCGAAACGCCAGTGCTTGGCCCATAAAGGCCATGACATCCAGCAAGGCAATGAATTCTGATGATTCAATGTAGTCATTGAATGTTTCGGGATAGTACAGGCGCAAGTAATCAACAAAACTTTTGCGCAGAGTTTCAAAATCATAACTTTGAAAGTCGGCTTCGCGATAGGTTTGGTAAATTTGTTTCCAATCCTCTACGCCAAATATTGCTGTTTGTCTTGTGGTTGTGGCCATGGTTCTCTCGTCTGTGCTTTATTTATTGAGAAATAAAACGGCGCAGTTATACGTAACTGGCATTGCGAGTGGTTTCGTCAAAGAATATGCTGAGTATTTCTGCGTTGGTGGTGTTGATTACTGTGATTTCCAACTGTATCAATATGCCATTTTGTTGCGGAAACACCTGTATGTCATTGATGGTGAGTCTGGGATCGCCGCCGGCCACACGCTGTATTTCGGCTCGCAGATCTTCTTGCAGTTGTTCCACTTGATTTTCAAACAAAAAACTGTAAATGGTGGTGCCATAGCCAGGACGGCCAGGTAACTCACCTTGACGAATGTTGAATGCATTTAGTAGGTCGCGCTGAATCAAGTCAAAGTCAGTGAGTGTGAACTTTTTGTTTTGGTTTATGGTGTTGAAGCCGATAAATGTGGTCATGTGTATACTTATCCACCCTTGATTCTGCGCAAGTTGGGCAAATACAACGTTCGGATATCGCTGATCAATGCCAGTATTGTGGCCAACAGTTCGTCAATTTCTCTAGCAGCGTCAGGCACAGGATTTGGCAGTTTTGCAATGTCAGTTTTTTGTATTTGCGCTCGTTTGGCCAGATCATTTAATTTTTTAACCACTTCTGTCAGCAGTGCTGCCTTGGCATCAGCATTGCTGGCTGTGGTTTCAGTGGCATTCACTTCGTCTAATTTTTTCTGTTGATCTTTCAGCAATCGCACTATTGCTTGTTGTTCACCAAATAAACTGCCGGGCAGTCGTGGAGTTGTGTCGTTGTAGTCAATGGCAGGTATTTTGTCATTGCCAAACACTCGGCCCAGTGCAGCAGACACTGTTTCACGATTGACTGTGTCAGTGGCTTCGCCTGGAGGTGCTTCTTGTAACACAGCATCATTGAGTTTTTCTTCTGCTGTGCCAATGGCAAATTGTGCTTCTTTGAATTTGGCATCAAAGTCAGCCTGTTTGTCTGGTGGCAATTGTCCACGAATCCAGTCAGCACCGGCTGCTGAATCCTTGGCAAACACTGATGATATCCCACCAAGTTCTTTGGCATTGAGCGCATCCAGCGGCACCCCAAATGAACCTGCTGTGGCCAGGCCCGAACTCATTAAATTTTGTTGTGTCAAATTCTGTACAGCAGGACTGTTTAATAAACTGTCAAGGTCGGTGATGCCACCGGCACCGGTCCACACAGCAGGACTTTTCAACACTGATGTCAAATCATTGGATCCTTGATTGAGAAACGTGCTGGCCGTTCCTGGTTTTAATAACCCTGCTGTTTCCAACTGTGTGGCATCAAATCCGAACTTGCCAACTCCTGCTGCATTGGTTATTTGATCAAAATTTTGGCCGGTGGCTGCGCTAACTGACGCCATGGTGGCGCGAACATCCGTGGTGTCAAGTCCAGACATGGGCATGACTGCTGTGGCGGTGGTGGCAAAGTCCGCCACATCAATGCCATTGGTCACTGGTACACCAAACAAAGCGCCAATTTTGGCTGAGGTCTGTTGCAGTATGGTACCACCATTGGTGATTCGACTTTGCAAATTGCCGGTGTTGCCGGCGGCCAATGACTGTTTGGCGCTTTCGGCAATGCTCACAAATTCATTTTGTACTCCTTGGTCTGTGCCAGGGAATCCTGCAAACCCTTGACTGATTTCTGCTCGGGCAGCCTCCAGCCCATCAGCGGCCTGTGTTTGTGCGCTGAGTATGTCGCCTGATTGAAATCCAGTGAGACCACCGGCTGCTGCTTGCTTTTGAAAGATAGCAAATGCCTGCTCACGAGTCATGTTTGGTGGACCCGTGACTTCAAACGTTTTTGATGTCTGATCTGGATCGCTGATCAATCCAAACTTTCTAGCCAGTCTTTCACCTTCGGCCCGCTCTTCAGGCGTGGCTTCTCGGGCCGGTGTTGTGGATTGAGCACCGCCTCGACCGGCGTTGAATGTTCTGCCGTCATCCACAGGTCTAGGATTGGGCAAGGGACTGAGTCCTCGACGCAGTCGTTCATTGTTCACACGATCCCATACTATGGGATCATTGCCTGAATAAGTTAATTTATCATCGGGTGTGCCGGAAGACAATCGTGATTCAAATGAACCAACTGATCCTTGAAGACTGTCAAGATCAAAAGTAAATGTGCTCATAGTGCTTTGATCACCACTCCTGCTGGTACAACCGGTGCACCCGGAGGCGGCGCCGGCTTGCCTGGTTCCAGTTTAACCTTGACATCAACTCCCAAGTTGTGATAAGGATAAGGTTCATGCGTGGGTGCTCGGGGCACAATGGTTTCCAAGGCATCATCTTTGACTTGCCAGCCTTTGGCAGTGTCAAATTCTGTATCTGCCAACAAGATCTTGGCAATGGGCTTGGGTGCTGTGACTTCGGGTGCTGCTGGACCATTTAAATCAATGCCGCCGGCTGTGAACAACAATGCATCACCACCGTTCCATGACCCTGAAGCACTGTTCAATGCCATGGTACCATCGGCCTTGACACCAATGGTATTCTTGCTGTAGATTTTGAAATTGTTTTGTGCAGTAATGCTGAGGTCAGTCATGGCTTCCACGGTCATGGCATTGGCAGTTTTGACCTGGATGTTGCCACCTGCATACATGTTGATGTCTCGGTCAGCATGCATGTTGATGTCTCCCTGTGTGCGAATGTTCACTGAGTTGGTTGAAAACACATCCACAGTGCCTTCGCGTCCAAACTCCAACCATGTTTGTCCATTGGCATGTGTGATGTAGAAAAAATCACCCGAGTCATTCATGGTGATCTGATGACCTTTGGGAGTTCTCAATCTAAACAAAGCATTTTCACCATTGATGTCGCCGTCATCCATGACCAAGGTGTGGCCTCCCATGCGACCTATAACTTGAGCATCTGAGGGGTTGAGTTGGTTGTTTTGAATTTTTTGTAGTATGTCTTTGGGCGTCATGCCACCGTTGTACACAGGTACGCCCGGAGTACTGACACCAAACACCGTGCTGGGTGATTCTCGTTGGCTGGTGGATCTTATGGGTCCACGTTCAGTGTCTTGGTTGAGTCCTTGTTGAAACAACACACCAGCAGCCACGCTGTGTACTGGTTTGCGTTGATCAAAAAATCTACTGGAATTGACAAAGGCAGGATTGTTGGTGTTGATTTCTGTCACCGGCAAATAAGCATCGTCGGTAAAGTATGTTTCTTGATTTTTGTTGGTGGTCACGTATTGGTTACTGCTGCCCACAGCAGGTACCATGTGTCCCACTCCCACATCCGGCACCACACCAATATAGTAACCCAGTTGACGATCACCATTGGCAAACACACACAGCACCGTGATGCCAATGTCTGGCGGAGTAAACCACATGCCATAGGCATTTTGATTGCGTGTGTAATCACCCACACCGGTGTTGGGAATGTTGCCTTGTGGAGTATACCCGTAAAATCCCGGCAGGTATCGCACTGTGGTCCATTTGCTGCTGTCTTCAGCATTGCCACCAGAAAAAGTTTCAATGTAAACTTGCAAACGTCCGCTGCGTGTGGGATCCACGTTGTTTTTCACAACCCCAATGAATGGTCCAAACTCCGCAGGGTAACCACCACGATCCAGTTTGTAGTTTGACGGTCTACCTCGGCTGCGTTGTATCTCTTCTGACATGTGTGACCTTAATTATCTCTTGCACCCTTTTGAGGGTTGTTTCTGAACAAGGCTTGGTCGGCCAGGTTGATGTTGAGTCGTCCAGGCACAGTGCCAGGACCACGATTAAATGCAGGACCAACCACCTGTCCATTGCTCACTGGTGGCTTGCCAGGCAACAGTGTGCTGGCGCCTGTGGCCACAGCAGCAGTAGCAGCAGCCTTGTTGACTTGGCTACCGTCGCCAGGAATAAATGGTCTGGCTGCGCCTATCAACTGTGACTTATATGCGTCAGCAGAGCCACGACCTGCGCCAGCATTACTGGTGTTCTTTTTACCAGTCCTTGCTTCGACTGCGGCAGTTTGATTGGCAGGATCCACAGGTTTGGGTCTGGTGTTAATGGGCTTTTTTTGTGCGTTCTGTCGAGCCAGTCTGGCAGTTTCAGCAGCACTTTGATCCGGTCCAGTGGGCACTGTGCCAGCCGCGGTGTTCCTGCCTGACGGAATGGGAAACATAAACAAACTGCCGTCAAGGGTTTGTTCAAATTTGCCTTGCTTGAATTCGCTGACCACTTTAACGCAATGATAGATGTTGCTTTGTAATGGTTGTCGTGCTTCCAGTTTTGCACCTTGATAAGGATCAGCCAGTCCAGTGGCAATGTCATAGTCATATGGTCGTTGCCAGGCTATTTCAAACAGCACTTGTTGTGCATCAAAGTTTATGGTACCATCAGCAAAGAATGGCGAATAACTGAAATCCTCCACGGACACGGATCCGGCCAGGTTTCCTTGCTGAATCCAAGCAGGATCACCAATGATTTTTACCTTGGCCTTGCTCAAATCTCCTGGACTGTACAGGTATTCGCTGGCATTGGCTCCAACTTTATTGCCCTGAGCAAATGCACCGGCTTGACTTTCGGTGCTGGCAGTGGCATAGGTGTACTTGGGCATGTCTCTCATGCTGCTGGTATATTTTCTGCGCAGTTCTGCGGCTTCACTGTTTTGTGGAGTACTGCCAGTGACTGTGATATTGTACAATGAATTAAAGTTGACAGTGTAGTCCAGCACAGCGGTGTTTTCGCCAGTGAACCAGTAAGGATAACTTTTGTGAACCCCACGAAATTTACTCATTGGAAAATAAGTTGAATCAAAATTGGGTACCTCGTACTCGCTGATCACAAAACGAATTTTGTAGGCATTGTCGTTTCTGAGACGATCATACTCTAGTTGTTCGGCTTCCATGTTGATTTTGAACCAGCGCATGGGTTCTGTTCGGTCCGGGTTGAATGATTGTGTGCCATCTTCGTGTTCTATGGTCAGTGCCTGGCTGGTGATGTAACTGGAGTTTCTTATGGCCAGGTCAATGGCCTGCACAATCTGCATGCCAGCAGTGATACTGTAATTACGGCTCCTAATATTCACAGCATTGGTGGCCGGATTCAATGCTTGATTGGCATTGTTGCTGGCTGCTGTGCCCATGCCAGTCTGGCTTGACGCTGCTGTGGGCGATGCTGGTTTTTTCTCTCCAGGCTTGACTTCTTTTTGAAATCCAGCAGGTATTTGTATCACAGCATCTCTGATGTTTTGCTTGCCATCGCGTCCGGGCACAAACACAATTTCATAACTGTCGGCTTTTTGATAGATGTTTGTCAACACCAACTGCTGTTGAGCTTCGTTCATGGCACCCATCAGTCCCAGTTTGATGATTTTGCGGTCCGTGGCAGCATTGGCCTTGGGCGGTGACCCAGTAGACGCAGCAGCATCTATGGCGTTGTCCACTGCGCGAACTTGTGCTTGACTGGGCCGGTTTGCAACCACTCGTTGTTGTCTTTGATTGGCAAAAGTTCTAGAATCTGTGGCAGCATTGGCTCTGCCTCTAGCATCTGTGACAATTTTTTTTGTTGTAGATCCTGAATTTTTTGATCCTGGCGTGGTGCTGGCGCCTGGATTGGCAGCATCAGCTGAATTTGTGCTGTAGACTGCATTGCCACCCAGCAGTTCTCCCACTGTGGTCGAAGTCAGTTGCACATCATAAGGTATGGTACCACGACGTGTGCCGCCAGCAATCATTTGTCCTATGGGTGCGCAGTCAAATTCATAGGTGACCAACTTGCTGCTCACAGCCCAGTTGATTTTTTTAATAATGAATGGTATGAATTTTTCACAAATGGATCTGGGATCTGACAGGGTGCTGTCTGCATCAGCGTTGGTCTTGACCGTGACCATGTTGCCTTTTTCATCATAACCATACCAACGTATGACCATGAGATAGGCAGCGGCTGTGTAGTTCACTGTCCCGGCAGAGTCGTCTAAGGTCTGTGCCATGTTTTGCACAGCAGCATACAGGCGATCCAGCAGCGTGATGTTGCCGGGTTCTATCACAGTGAACTTCAAGTTGGTGACCATGTGTGCTGCCTGTGTTTGCCGGCCCGGCAAAGCATTGTCTATGGTTATGGTGTCAATGTAAAAATCCTGGGGGAATTCTGGATTGCGCCCGTAATCAAACTGATTGTCAGAGCCCACACCCAGTTCAGCGGCCTGCCCCACTGGCAAGGGACCGCCCACATTGCCTGGAGCACCACCTGACTGAAACAACAGGTTGTAGCCGTTGATGGTTTTCTTTTTGCTGCGCAACAAACGATTGTATTGATTTCTCGACATGAGATACACACTGGCCGAATAGGTGTAACTGCTGTACTGGTCCAAGATGTTTGGGCGCGGCTCAATAGCACCATCAGCGGTGAGATTGCCTTTTTTGATTGCGTTCTGTTGCGTGGTATCACTGCTGGAGTTGGCAGCCGAAGTTGATCCATTGTTCTTGGTCTGACTGTTGTCGTCGTTGGCCTTGTTGTTGTTGCGTTGAATTGATGTCAGTACGTTGGTGTTGGTTTCGTTCACGAAGCCTTGACCAGTGACTTCAGCCCGAGGAGCCGAACGAATGTAGTCAGTGATCAGTCTGCGTTGCTCTTGAGCATTGTCCGGCAAGGGTGGTGGTACAGCGGGTCCGTAGGCCATGTTAGAATCCTAGCACTGATTTCAGTGTGGTTATTTTGGGCAACAAGATCGAAGTGTTGGCCACAAAGTCCAAGGGCGGTTTTGTGAGTGTGTTGGGGTTGCGTTGATAAAACACCCACCACAGTCTGGCATCGCCATACAAGTCATGTGCCAACAAGTCGGGTCTGTACTGATAAGTGAGATTGATGTCAAAACTTAGATCATCACTCTGCGCAGGAATGGGCCGATTGACCATGACATCCAGGAAAAACTCACTGTAACCCGTGGTAAAGTATGGACTGGTTGCGTCATAGTTGGCCATTACCAGAATCCTCCTTTGAGCAGTTTACCACTGGCATAGTCTTGCAGATTAAACAATTTGCTTTGCTGGCTGCGTGTTTGAATGGGCATGAGTGTGATGCTTATTTCACACTTGGTGGGCACGTAAGTGGCATTGTCAATGTTGTTGACTGACTGTAGATCCAGCAGACTCTGTGCGGGCACATTGGGCAAGGCACCTTTTTTCAGCCCGGCGTTTCGCAGTCGATCCAACACTGCGGTAAAGGGATTGCTGCTACCAGTGTCGGTCTTGGTTTGTCTATCACCCAGGTTGACATTGTAGTTGTTGGGCTTGGTTCGGATGTAGTCACAGTCATTGGGCATGCTGTAGGCAAACTGTTTGACCACACAGGGTTGATTGTTGAACTGGTACTGACCCAGGCCAATGAGATACACCAAGGGTGGCGGCGCACCACGCAAGGGATCTCTAGCACCGTAGAACATCTTGGTCACCGAACGGAAAAAATGTATCACTGCCAACAAATAGTTGGCTTCTGCTGTGTCTTGCGCTGTGAATATGCCTGTAAGAGTGATGTCCCCCACATATGAACTTTTGTAAAACTGCCCGCGATAGTTTGAATGTGTGAGATCAGTGCTGTCGTAAGTGGCATTGTACGAAGTCTGTATGGTGGGCATGTAAGGAAACACCACACCGTTGCTGGCTGCCAAGGGTGCCAATATGCTGTTCTTTACATCTGTGTCTTTGTACAGATATGTGGCTCCAGGCGCCAGACGCAGTCGCACACGCCAGTCACCCGATGCTGGTGACTGGAACTCAGCCTGTACTGCCCCTTGTTGTTTGAGTTGTGCTTCTTGTGCGGCCTGAAGATTGGCTTCAACGGCTTCGGGATTTCGAGCAATCTGTTCATTTTGTTGTTGTCGCTGTGCAGCAAATGGGCTGGTGGCACCAGGATCTTGAGCAGGATCCACAGGAGCAGGTGCTTGCACGCCAATGGCCTCCTGCACACTGGCATTGGTATTTGCATTGAAGTCAGCAGCCGCTGCTGCAGGATCTTGCTCAGCCGGCACTGTCTGTGCCTGAGCAATGCTTTGTTCAGGAGTCAACAGTGGTTGATTTTGCGGCTCGTCAATGACCACTTCTGGCACTGAGGCAGCATCCACGGGTTCTGGCGCATCAGTGGCCACCAATGGTATTGGTGCAGCAGGTGCAATTTGTTCTTCAGTCAGTGGTGCTGGCGCAGCATTTTGTACCTGGGTATTTTCAAGGCTTGGTGTTTGATTCAACGCAGGATCGGGGCCTTCAGTTGTTTCTACGTCAGAGTTGGTTGATGATTGACTAAAGGTAGTAGTTGATGTGTTGGTAGTGGTATTAGGTACTGTAGATACTGTGGGGTTGCCTGGAGTTTTTGCTTCTTCTGCTTGACTTGCTAACTGGTTTCGCTCATTTGTTAATTCAGTTATTTTTGCTCGACGTGCTGCTTGTTCTTCAGGTGTTGCATTGGCATTGCGTGGGTTGTCTGCCAGATACTGTTTTAATTCTGCAGTTTTGGCATCGGACCGTGATTGCAACGCAAGACTGGTATCATTGGCTTTTGGTTGTCCACTTATCACAGTGGTTGACCCGCCACCACTGACTTGCTCAGTGCTGGTGGTGGTGTATGTTATTGGTGTTTTGGTGCTGGGCTGACTGTCAGCCTTTACAGGATAATCAACTCTTTCAAAGTTGTTAGATTCAAGGCCTTGATAAAACTGAGCCGATTCTCGTTGTTCGGCAGCAGTAGGAGCCTGTGTAATTGTACCAGTTCCTGCAATAGCAGGTCCAATAGTGCCGCGGCTAGAATCACCGGGCACATCATTGACCACATAGTTGTCTGCTTCAGCATCTGTAATACCTGATTGCTGAAATGCAGCCTCGTCGCTCAATCCTTGTTGACGAAGTTTGTTGTATGCTGCTGCTTTTTTTGGATCGTAACCGGCCATGTTTGTATTCCTATGTGTTATTTACCCATTTCAAAAACCACACACTTAAAGAAAGGTTGACAAATGTTGTAAACATGCTACAATAAGTACATATCCGGAGAACTCCCACCAATGACGTTAATCGCAAAACCCGCACCCAAGGTCAACTACCTTAACAACCGCGACATATTGAAAGAAATACATCTCAGCAAAAACACCTACTGTAGTTTCCGAGACAGAACAACTGACCATCAGTTTGACATGATCCTGCCGAGTGTGAGCAAGATCAATCAAAAGACCATTGCCGAAGCACGTCGCAATCGTGCTGACCGTCACCGACGTGAAACTGGTCTAGTGATTGACCCCAAAAAAATACCCAATACCGAGGTGGTTTTTCGCATCATGACATGGGAACACATACCCATGGCGCCCAAAAAAATACCTAAAACTGCTGCCAAAAAGAAAAAGATTGAAGACATCTTGGACTTGGATGACGTTGTGGAAGATCCACTGGCGGATCTTGTTGAGGATGTTGTACTAGACCCCACGCACATGCGGGTGAACTTCCCCCCGTTTTGGCATTACCGATTGGACGAGCACAAGATGCCTGTGTTGGTGGGCAAAAGCCACTGGCGGGGCGACGTGGACTCTGGCGAGTTCTGCAAGGATCACGGCAACATGACACGCAAACTGGCCATGATGTTTATGAAACTGTGCGAACGTTATGCCACAAGATCAAACTGGAGAGGATACACTTACAATGAAGAAATGCGCGGACAAGCCCTGTTACAACTCAGTCAAATTGGACTGCAATTCGACGAATCAAAATCGCAGAACCCTTTTGCGTATTATACTGCCGCTATCACTAATAGCTTTACTCGCATTCTAAACATTGAAAAGAAAAATCAAAACATTCGTGATGACATTTTAGAAATGAATGG